AACTTACAGCGAGCTGTAAGTAAGGTCAGTTCTTACTTTGCGCATCTTTTCGGATCCCTCAAAGCACTTCCTTTAGATGAGGGTCTTTGGGATGTTGTGAAGAAGGAGCCCAGCAGTGGGTTACCGTCTTTAATGCCCAAGAAACTTGTGTTCAACCAAGAGCTAACGCGCGCATCTGGTATACTTGAAAGGAATCGTTTGTTTCTAGATGGGGTTGATACCTCCAAAAGGAAAGATCTTCCTACACCCGAGCCTTGTGTTGCGTATTATCGCACCCAAGCCAGTATAAAGGCCGGGAAACCCAAGAAAAAAGTTCGTTTGGTATGGGGCTATCCTTTAAGTATGATCTTGATCGAAGCTTGTTATGCAAGACCAGTGATAGATCTATTGCTAACTGCCGTGACGCCAGTGTCGCTAGGTTATCGGAAGTCTGAACTTGGCGCATTGATGGCCTCGACTGCTTGGTGGCCTGTTGCTGGGACTTTTGATTGGTCCAAGTGGGATGCAAACATTCCTACCCAACTCGTACACGAGACGTTTGCAATCGTTCGCAAATTTTTCGAGGAGATTGACGAGAGTGCGTGGTATACAATTGTCACCTACTTTTGTACGTGTGGCATAGTTATGCCGGATTCCTTCACCTACAAACGCCGTAGGAAGGGTCTCCCATCTGGGTCGTTTTTCACCTCCATCGTTGGTTCCATAGCTAACATGATAGCAATCCACTTCTTGGCTTTTAGTCAGGGGCTCGATGTGGTTGGGATTCACGTATTGGGTGACGACTCGCGAGTTGGTCTCACAGGTAACATCGACGTTGAACGAATGACGCGAGACGGTTTGCGTTGTTTCGGGATGAAGCTCAATCTTGATAAGATGAGCTACGGGGGTCCGAACGTTTCCCCTCGTTATCTCGGTCATGATTGGTATAGGGGTAGAATCCGTAGACCAGTGATAGAAACAGCTCAAAGGATTAAATTCCCTGAAAGATATAATCCTGAATGGTGGGGAGATCGCTATTCAAAGCTGATAAGTCTATATGGCGACAACGTTGATGCTTGGCCACTGATTCTTGCCATCCTGAGAAGGAAAGGTA